GTGGGACAAACAAGAAAGAAAATACTATCCAATAAACATAAACTTATATGAGAAAGGCGAAATAGATGAGTAACGAAAACTTACAAAAACAATTTTTAGAAGATGCTCCACAAGCAGTGGACAATCTTTCTAATGTTCAAGGTTTATCTGATTGTGTTATCCGTCTTCAAAAAATTGAAGATGAAATAAAACAAGATGAAGAGAATCTAAAACTTAAAAAACAAAAAGCTGACAAATTGTCAGAAGAAGTGATTCCTGAAATAATGGAGTCCATGAAATTAAAGACAATGAAACTAGCAGATGGTTCTGCTATAGAAGTAAAAGAGATTTACAGCGCCACAATACCTGTAGCAAGAAAAGATGGCGCGTATAACTGGCTTCGAGAAAACGGTCTGGGTGATTTGATTAAAAATGAGATCACTGTTTCCTTTGGCCGTGGCGAAGATAACAAGGCGAGCGATTACGCAGACCTTGCAGCAGAGCGTGGGTACCAACCGGTTCAAAAACTTAAAGTGGAACCCATGACTCTCAAAGCATTGTTCAGGGAACGATCTGAGAAAAAATTAGATCTTCCGGCTGAACATTTTAACCTGTTTAAGGGAAACAAAACAAAAATAACAAGGAGTAAGTAACATGAGTCAAGAGACAAGTGACATCGTAAACAAAAAAGATAATGCATTGGCGACTTTAGACTTTGTGAAAGATTCAGGAATGGGTCTTGAAAACATTGATAAAGGCGATCTTGCTTTACCTTTTCTGAAACTACTGCAAAGTATGTCAGATGAAACAAAGAAAAAACATGCTAAATACGTAGACGGCGCTGAAGCCGGCATGTTTTATAATACAGTTACAAAAAAACTGTATAACGGAGAGAAGGGAATTGAAATAATTCCTGTTTTCTATAAAATGACATATCCAGAATGGGCTCCCTTTGAAAAAAGTGAAGGTAGACCAGTTCACCCTGATAGGGGTGCTGAAATACTCCAACAAACAACCCAAAATGATCGTAATAAAGATTTGCTTAAAAATGGTAATGAAATTATCAAAACAGCAAATCACTTTGTGATCATAAATGGTGATAGACCTGAAAAGGCTTTACTCACTATGAAATCTACTCAGTTAAAAGAGAGTAGAGGTTGGAATTCATTAATGGAAAATGAATTTGAGATCGATCCAAAAACTAAAAAAGCCGTTCCGGCACCGATCTTTTCCAGAATCTATGGATTAAAATCTGTAGAAAATTCTGGCAACTTTACTTGGCATGGATATAAAATTTCATTGTCAAGAAAAGTAGATAATGCTGGCATTTACCAAATGGCTAAAGATTTTCATAATTCTTTAAAGAATTCAGCTAAACATAAAGCTGAAAGTTCTGTAGAGGAAGGAAAATCTAACTACTAATTTCTCTTGGGAGAAATAAGGGCGGCGTAGGGAGACTGAAACCGCCCACAAAAAAAACATATTTTGGTAGTAGGGGATCATTATGGCAAATGAATTTATAAAGCTTTTTTCTGGTTACGATGGAAATTTCGGTATTGCAGATATGTCTACTGCAAAACTGGATTCCGAAAAGAACAAACTAAAACCTGATTATGAATGGTCAGGCCGACCTATTACCGACGAAGATTACAAAAATCACATAGACGGGAAAATATCTATAGGAATACAACCCTGTAGATTAGATAAGACAGCACAATTTGGATGTATTGATGTTGATCCAAAAAATTACAAAGAATTTAAGATAGAATCCTATTTAGCGTTATTTCAACAGTATAAACTACCTTTACTACCTCTTTTATCTAAAAGTGGTGGTCTTCATTGTTATCTTTTTCTTGAAGAACCTATTCCAACAATAGATTTAATCGAAGCATTGAAATCTTTTCTGCTTCCTCTTGGATTAGATCCCGCTACAGAAATTTTTCCTAAGCAGAAAGAACTAAAGGAAGATGACAAAGGCGAAATCAAACCAGGTAACTTCATTAACCTACCTTATTATAATAATGGCGAAACAAATCGATACGCTGTAGATAAGAATAATTCTAAACTATCTTTGCAGCAATTTATAGAAGTAGCAAATCAATCAAAAATAAATAAAGAAGATTTACAAAAGTTAGTAGACACAACATATAAAAATATTTTAGTAGGAACGAATGAAGAATTTAATGATGGTCCACCATGCCTAGCTCTTTGTTCTAAAAGAAAATTAGACGATGGTCGAGATCGTTTTATGTATAACTATATGGTCTTTGCTAAGAAGAAGTATAAAGACAAGTGGGTTGATCACATATCTAACGCAAACTATAATTATTTAGAGACGCCTTGGGACAAAGCAAAATTAGATTCTAAAATCAAAGCTTGGTCTAAAGAAACAGTAGGACATACTTGTTATGAAGAGCCAATACAAAGTAAATGTATGCGCGCTTTGTGTTATTTAAGACCCTATGGTGTTAAATCAGATAGTATTACATCTTTTCCAGAAATAACCGATTTTCAAATTATTATGTACTCTGAGCCAGAGTATAGATTTAATATCGCGCTGCCAGACAGTACTCAAGCAGAAGTGGTAGCAACAAATAGAAAAATGATGACGAATCAAAAAGATTTATTAGACTTAATCTGGGAACAGACAGGAATTTATCACGAGCTTTTAAAACCAAAAGATTTTAGAGCTAAACTGACTGAACTCAGACAGAATTGTCAGACCATAACACCGCCTGAAGGAACAGGTATAGATGATCTATTAAAAGAAGAATTATTTCAACATTGTGTCAATGGTCCACAAGCACAAGAGAGACTTCAAATTAAAAATGGTGCTTGTTTTACAGAAGACGGCTTCCATTATTTCCAATGGAAATCTTTCCTAGCACATCTAGGAAATGGGTGGAAGATACCACATGAAAAAATAGCTCAGAAATTAAAAGAAAGATGCGATGTTAAATTTGGTCATTACATAAAGATAGAAGGTAAAGCAGTTAGCGTATGTAAAGTTAAACAGCTTCACATCGATAAAATAGAATACAAACCAGTAGATAAAAAAGGAAGCAACTATTAATGCGATATAAAGTTATAGGCCCTCCAGGTACAGGTAAAACAAGAAGATTATTAAATAAAGTTCAAGATTATGTGAATAAAGGAATAGCCTTAAATAAAATTGGATACTTTGCATTTACTCGTAAGGCTGCTCGTGAAGCAAGAAATAGATATCTAGATGTAAACACACATTTAAACAAAAAAGATATTAAACATTTTCAAACACTTCATTCCTTAGCTTTTAATTGTCTGGGGTTAAAAGAAGAAAACGTTATGCAAGATTTAAATTATAAAGCCATAGGAGAAAAATGTGGAATACAAGTTAAGTATGCAGCATATGAAGTCAACTCTTGGAATGGTATTTTTTCATCAAGCAGTGAATATTTAACACTAATTAATTTAGCTAGATCAAAACAAATTACAACTTTGGAACAATTTGATCGTAACGAACATTTAGGTAAAGTAGAAAGACCGAAGATCGATGCTATAGCAAAGGAAATAAAAGACTATAAAAAAGTTTATGGGCTCATTGACTATCATGACATGTTGGAGAATTTTTTAGAGAGAGGAACTTCTCCAAAATTTGATGTTATTTTTATAGATGAGGCTCAAGACCTATCAAAGATACAATGGTCCATCATCAATAAACTAGAGAAAGATAATGATATGGATATATGGGCGGCAGGTGATGACGATCAAGCTATCTTTGGTTGGGCAGGAGCTGATGTCCGTTCCTTTATTAATTGGAAAGCAGAACCCATTCCGTTAACACAATCAGAAAGAGTTCCGAGTCAGATACAAAGTAAAGCATTGAATATTATTAATAGAGTTGAAGAGAATAGAATTAGTAAAGACTATTTACCTAAAGGAGAAAAAGGAGAGATACATCAACGATATAAACTAAATGATATTAATCATCTAACGGAAGGAGATTGGTTAATTTTAACAAGAACCAATCCGTTGTTAAAACCAATACCTGCACTTTTAAAACGGAGAGGATTATTTTTTGAAACAGCTGATGGAAACAGTATGGGCAAAGGTCTCTTTGAAGATGTACAAAATTGGAATAGGCTCAGAAAAGGAGAGACTCTCCCCGAGATTCAGGAGACAAGGGTCAGGGAAAAAATAAAAGAAAAGAAAATTGATTACACATTAGAATGGTATGATGCTTTTACAAATGTAGCAGACACTAAGAAAGAATATTTAAGATCAATGCTTATGAATGGAGAAGATTTATCTAAAGAACCTAGAATAAAAGTATCGACAATTCATGGAGCAAAAGGCGGTGAAGCTACGAATGTAGTTTTATTTTTAAATCAGACTTTAAATACAATGAAGGCCGCAAAAAAATCAAAAGCCAAACAAGATGAAGAGTATAGGGTTTGGTATGTAGGGGTAACAAGAACAATACAAAATCTATACTTAATCAAATGCAACAACAAACAGAAGGAGTTTATAATATGATGAGTTTAACAAGTGAAGCTATTTTATTGTCAATGATGACATTTTATTTTGGAGTCAAACTTTATTGGATGTTTATATGAGTGCGTACAAAAAACAAGTGGGAGGATCTCACTATAAAAATATGAAGATTCAACCTAGTCAATTCATAAACGAGAATCGTTTGCCTTTTGCAGAAGGATCAGCTATAAAATATATATGCAGGCATGCAGCTAAAGGAAAAAAGCAAGACGTCGATAAAGCAATACATTATTTAGAAATGATTAAGGAGAGAGATTATGTTTAAGGCACAAACAGAATGGGCTAAGCCAGAAGAATTTCCAGATTTACGTCAAGCTGATACAATTGCGATTGACTTAGAAACACATGACCCAGATTTAAAATCAAAAGGATCCGGTTCTATTGTTGGTAGAGGTAAAGTTGTAGGTATAGCTGTAGCCACAGATGGTTATTCAGGATACTTTCCTTTTGATCATAAAGGCGGTGGTAACTTAGATAAAGACTTAGTTATGAAATGGTTTAAGGACGTTTGTGAATCAACAGCGGATAAAATTTTTCATAATGCAATGTACGACGTATGTTGGATTAGAGCGATGGGAATAAAAATAAATGGAAACATTTATGACACCATGATCGCAGCATCATTAGTAAATGAAAATAGATTTAGATTTGATCTTGGCTCTTTGGGTCGGGATTATGTTGGTAGAGGTAAAAACGAAACAGAATTAAAAGAGGCTGCCAATGAATGGGGAGTTGATCCTAAAGCTGATATGTGGATCTTACCATCAATGTATGTTGGCAATTATGCACAAAGAGATGCTGAACTTACTTTAGATTTATGGAAAGTCATGCAAAAAGAAATAAGCGACCAGGATCTAGGGTCTATCTTTGATTTAGAAACAGATTTATTTCCGTGTTTAGTTGATATGAAATTTAAAGGAGTTCGTGTGGATGTCGAATCTGCGCATAAATTGAAAGACCAATTAAGTACACAAGAAAAACAATTGTTATTAGAAGTAAAAAAAGAAACAGGAATAGATGCTCAAATATGGGCAGCACGGTCAATTGCCAAAGTTTTTGAAAAACTGAACTTACCTTTTGAACGAACTGAAAAAACCAACGCGCCTTCATTTACTAAAAACTTTTTGTCTAATCATGAACATCCTTTAGTTAAGAAGATAGCAAAAGTTAGAGAAATAAACAAGGCACATACAACTTTTATAGACACCATTATAAGATATGAACATAAAGGTAGAATACATGCAGATATTAACCAGATCAGATCTGATCAAGGTGGTACCGTTACTGGAAGATTTTCATATTCTAACCCAAACTTACAACAAATTCCCGCTCGTAATAAAGACTTAGGTCCTTTGATTCGATCCCTTTTCATACCAGAATCAGGTTGCGAGTGGGGATGCTTTGACTACTCTCAACAAGAACCAAGACTTGTAGTTCATTATGCATCCCTAGATCAAGACACAAGTGTTTTCGGAGTAAAAGACGCTTACGCAGAAAATGTTAAATCAGACTTCCATCAAACAGTAGCTGACATGGCTCAGATACCTAGAACACAGGCCAAGACAATTAACTTAGGACTATTTTATGGAATGGGTAAAGGTAAACTTCAATCTGAACTTGGTGTATCAAAAGAAAAAGCAGAAGAACTATTCCAACAATATCATTCTAGAGTTCCCTTTGTTAAGAGATTAATGAACTCTGTATCTAACAGAGCGCAACAACATGGACAGATAAGAACTTTACTTGGAAGACTATGCCGGTTTCATTTATGGGAACCCAATCAATTTGGTATGCACAAAGCTTTACCATTTGAACAAGCTGTCCAGGAACATGGTCCAGGAATTAGAAGAGCATATACTTACAAAGCATTAAATAAATTAATACAGGGATCAGCAGCAGATATGACAAAAAAAGCCATGTTAAACCTGTATAAAGAAGGTATTATTCCTCATATTCAGATTCATGATGAACTTGACATCTCAGTAGAATCAGATAGCCATGCTAAAAAAATCATTGAGATTATGGAGAATGCTGTTACACTAGACGTCCCTAATAAAGTTGACTATGAATCTGGAAAAAATTGGGGAGATATATATGGATAAATTATGGACAAAATAAAAGCACATGCAATAAGAATATACAAATTAGCAATGGATAATAAAAAACCCGCTGCTATAATCGTAGGTATTATTGTTTTATTAATTATACTTAATTAATAATTATACTTAGCTAATAAGGATTTATGTTGAATGGCGTATTTAAATGCAAATATTCCTGCGACTTACGCGCAGATCAAAAGAGAATATTTATATGATCTTAAAGAACACCATGGAGAAGTTGAAGACTGCATTATCTTTGGCATCACATCGATTACAGGACGCCCTATCTTATTCCATGCAATTATGGAAAACGGTGCGGTATTCTATCGTCTACCAATATCTGCCTTCATTCAAAGAGGCTTTAAGCCAGAAGAAGTTCCTAGATATAGACTTGATGAGTTGGAGCTTTGGAACTGCTTCAGTTATTATCCTGCTATTACTTCTTGGGATATTCTAGACGGTCAACGAGGCAAATACTTCGGAAAAGACAAGAAAACACACTCAGGATTATATCTTTTTACAGTTGACTGGGGCCACCCAGAGAGTAATATAGTAGATACCGATCATTCGGAAATTCCGCACGAGCATAAGTGCGCACACATAATAGCCTTAGACGATGGTAATTATGCGGCTCAGCCAAACAATCGTATACTCTGGAGTATTCCTTCATTCACAGTTAGGGATGAAGTGCCGGACTGGAAAGTCCAGACTACTGAATGGAACGTAGAGGATACAGGTAAATGGAAAACAGAAGATACTGATAAGTACTTCTATAATATTGAGAAAAAAAATGATTAAACGATTTTGTAAAAAATGTAATAAAATGTGTCACTGCCCAAATGCAGGAGGTGAGTGTACCAACTGTGACTGTGGTCATAGAGAAGAAGATGCTACTTATGAAGGTGGCGGTGTGGTAATCGACGACACAGGAGAATGTGAATCGTGTCAATAGGAGGTCTCGTGAATTATAAATTTACATTAGTATTATTTATATTAATAACACTGCTAACTGTTCTTGCTACACCAATCGTGCAGCCTGCAGAAACACAAACAAACGTCTCGGGTAGTAATACAAGTATTGAAGGGGGCTATACAGGGGGGGCTACGACATATGAAGATGGTAGCTCATCTAGTTCAACAACTAATTCAACAAGTAATTCTAATATAAGATCAGCGCCCCCAACAGCAGGAGCACCATCATATAATTCTATGACACAAGACGTTTGTGCTGTAGGGGCTTCAATGGGTATTCAAACTTTTGGTGTTGGTGTATCGGGTGGAAAACATTTTATAGATAAGAATTGTGAAAGATTAAAACTAGCAAGAATTTTAAATGATTTTGGCATGAAAGTGGCAGCTGTGGCAATATTATGTCAAGATGAGCGCGTGTTTGAATCAATGATACAGGCCGGTACCCCTTGCCCAATTTCTGGAAAAATTGGGAGTGAAGCGCTAGCTTTATGGAAAAAATATGATTTTGAAAGACCTGATTATAAAAAGTACGTTTCTCGTATGAAAAAACGTGAAAAGATTGATAGCATCCCGAAGGCAAATCCTGTAAAAGCTAAAGATAAAGTAAAAATAAAAAAACTAAATAAAAAGAAATAATGAAAAAACTAATAATATCGTTAGCTTTACTAAATATGCTGAGTGCGTGTGCAATAGGACCTAAATGTACATACACACAAGAAGGAACTAAGGTTAAATCCTGGTTCTGGCTCTACAAAGATAAACCAGCAGACTTAGATAAAGAGAACTGTAATTGATACAAAAGATTAAAAATCTCATAATTACGTTTGCATTAGCATGGCTAATAGGCTCTTGTATTGTTATAAAACTAAAAGCCGAAAATGATACAGCAACGACAACTAATATACTCCCTAATGCAGGGACAACCTCTTCCAACATGGATGACTTTGACCTGGATGGTGTAAACTCAGGTACAGGAAATTTATCAAACAACTCAACACACAACGGATTTACAATAACTTGCGGTACAACCGTTGGAGGAAACTGCGGTAGAGCATTTAGTGGAGAGCTAGAATCTAGTTACGATATGAAAGTATCAGCCGGAGATACTTTAATAGGTATTGATGGCACTGAAAGTGGCACAACTTACACTTCAACTCA